CAAATGTTTGTAGTATATGTGGGTTTAATAAAAAGGATAAAGTAATAACCTACGAAGACTGGAAGGGCGTGATAAGAGATACTCCCTTAACAATCAAAGGGTTAAAACAAGTCGGGAGGACTTTGTTTTTCGTAGATTTAGATGATGAGTCAATAGGCGTGTTAGCTACTTCAATTATCGATTACTTGAATAAAAGGGAGAGAAGTGATGAATGAGCCCAAAATAAGGAAGTGTTTAGAATGTAGTGGAACGGGTCTTTTCCCAAAGAAAAATGATGACGGCACTTATGGAGAAAGTGAAGGATGTTCTTACTGTCAAGGCACAGGTCAAGCCCCACCCCAGAGCGATGCGGGGGCGGAATGGCCGAAAGAGAAAGATTTAGATAACCGATGCCACACCTTATTATGTAATGCGAATGGTAGATGTTCCGAATGTCAGTATGAAGGATATAACGAAGCCCGTTCCGAATGTCTTGCCGTCCACCAGAAACTTATGTCCGAGAAAGAAGCCGAGATATATAAAATAAAGGATAATCTCGTAAGAATGATTACTGGTGAGTGTAGTAAAAATCATAAGCCCACCTTTGAAGAAATATCGGAATTAGGTTGTGCCATTTGTAACAAGGCAGAGATAGCCCGATTAAAAGAAAAAGTAAGCGCCTTAAAAAAGGCAACAGGAATGGTGGGAGAAAAGTTTTTGTCAATGCACAAAATGGAAAGAGATTTGTTTTGCGAGAACGAAGAACAACGGAAAGAGATAGTCCGATACCGAGAGGCACTAATAGAAATAGACAAAGACTATGAAACACTGAAGCGTTTGAGGGACATCACCACCGTCGCTTTGAAAAAGGGGGAGTGAGATGAAATATTGCAGTATAGATAGTTATTGTGGTTATCGCTATCAAGAAGGTAGTTTGAGTGGTTGTAAATATGACGGATACTGCGACCACCATACACCAAGAGATAGTCGCCCCCTCAAGAAGAAGGTTATCCAAAACAAAGAAACCAAGAAAGAAATCTCGCTTGAAGATGTTGTTCTTGAAGCATATAAAGCAGGACAGCATATAGTATATTGCGACATCGAAGGACTTGCCGAGATAGATGGAACATACTATATTCTCGACGAGTGCGGAAGTTGGATATACCTACCCGATAAATACGAGGTGATACTCAAATGACCAAAGCAGACAAGCCCACCCATAAGAGCGTGAGGGAGATTTTGGAGATTTTGTATAGGCACGCATTACAGGATGATTTTGCTATACACGAAGATATAAAAGACAATTCAATAAAAGTTGCCCTCTCCTATCTCGCTGAATTGGTGCGGGGAGACAAAGAGAAAATATATAAAATTATACGAAGGGCAAGGAGTAAAAAACCTACTTATGGTGACTTAAAAACACCTCTTGATGAAAAAGATATGGATTATTATATAGCCCAAGAAATAGTCGAGCATATCGCACAGAAATTGGAGGGGAAATAGATGTTCCTTAAACTCTTAAAATGGCTCGGCATAGCAGGTATAGTCTACATCATCATCTGGGACATCTGTTTTTATACATGGTTTGTATTGTCGTGGGTGTATATTAGTTTAAGCCAATACTAAAAAGGAGGCACAATGGAACAATTGTCATTCTTAAACAAGATGGAGAACTTCATATTAAACTGGACAGGGGCAATAATCCTGGGCATGGGTGGGGCAGGGCTTATGCTGACTATCTACTTTGACCAGATAGCAAGAGGCGAGAGGGCTACGACTTGGGGCTGGCTTCAGGTGGCAGGTGTGATATTCTGTGTAAGCCTAGTCATCTTCGGTATCCTCGTCGAGAAGAAACTCTTGGAGATTAAAGAAATATTGAAGGATTGGATAAAGAAATAAAAGGGGGTGATTAAATGAATGTGATATATGATGAAATCAAACAGAAGATACCAATAAAACTATGGCTTGAAGATATTGAGGATGGAGCGATGGCTCAAATAATGAATCTATCTAATTTACCGTTTGCCTTTAAGCATATAGCGGTTATGCCTGATTCTCATCAAGGTTATGGTATGCCAATAGGCGGAGTATTGGCAACAAAAGGATATGTAATTCCTAATGCCGTAGGAGTAGATATAGGTTGTGGGATGTGTGCCGTGAGAACTTCTATACGAGAAATAAATATAGAACAAATAAAAGAAATAATGGGAGAAATACGAGGATGCGTTCCTGTTGGATTTGAACATCATAAAGAAAAACAAAATGAATCTTTAATGCCAATGCCGTTTGAGCAAGTTGAGCAATCGAAAATACCTATATGCACACGACAATATGAGTCAGCTCTAAAACAACTAGGGACTCTCGGAGGGGGGAATCATTTTATTGAGATACAAAAGGGAAATGATGGATTTATCTGGGTAATGATACATTCAGGTTCACGTAATTTTGGGAAGCAAGTAGCAGATTACTATAATAAAATAGCCGTAGAAATAAATGAAAAATATTTTAGTGTGGTAGATAAAAAACAAGAGTTGTCTTTTCTACCGATAGATTCAGCAGAAGGCAAGGCGTATTTAATGGAAATGAACTTCTGTGTAGACTTCGCTTTGGCTAATAGGAAGTTAATGATGGAAAACATTAAGGCGTGTATTTATAAGGTAGTTAAAGATATTAGTTTTGAGTCAATGATAAATATAGCCCACAACTACGCTATAATGGAAAATCATTTTGGGATTAATGTAATGGTTCATCGTAAAGGTGCGACTCTTGCAAGAGAAGGAACGATAGGGATAATCCCAGGTTCACAAGGAACTAAAAGTTATATTGTCAAGGGTCTTGGAAATCCCGAAAGTTTTATGTCTTGCTCTCACGGGGCGGGTAGAAAAATGGGGAGAAGCCAAGCCATTAAGACCCTAAATCTGGAAGAAGAAATCAAGAAACTTAATGACCAAGGTATAATCCACGGTATAAGGACTGCGAAAGATTTAGACGAAGCAAGTGGCGCTTATAAGGATATTGATGTGGTTATGAATAACCAAAAAGATTTAGTTGAGATAATGGTTGAATTAAGTCCACTAGGAGTAATAAAAGGATAGAAAGGAGTGTGATTAAAATGTTGATTTGCGACAAGGGTCATAAACAAATAGTATGGGATGAGAACGACAAGATATATTGTCCTCTCTGCGACGCACTTGACCAAGTAGATACTGCCGAGAACGACCTCGATACATTAAGGGATGAACTAGAAATCGCCCAAGAAAGAATAAAAGAATTAGAGATACAACTAGACCCAGAACCCCAGCCACCTGAAAGAAACGAGGACGACCCCCGAAAGGACAGATAATGGAGATACTGACCCATAGGGTTAGTTATAGAGGCGCAGGTAGGATGTTAGAGTATCACGTAAAGCCATTATCAGATGTCCACATAGGCAATATAGGTTGCGATATAAACAGGTTCAAGGAGGATATTGACGAAATAAATCAAGACCCCTTCGCTCTATGGATAGGAGGAGGAGATTATTGTGAATGTATCAATATAACAGATAAAAGATTTGACCCGCAGAGTATACACCCAGACTATAATATTAAGTCGTTGTCAAGGTTAGTGGATGCCCAAATAGAGGATATTGTGTTCTTGTTAAAACCAATAGCAAAGAAATGTATCGGGTTCTTGGCAGGAAACCACGAAGAGGAGATAAGGTTAAGGTCGCAGAGAGATGCGGCTTATGACATAGCAAAGGGACTTGGGATATTAGATAAGTATATGGGCTATGACGGGTTTATTAGGTTAATATTTACTCGGAATAAGCACGATAGCAATATGGTAACTTTCTATTGCTCACACGGCTACGGGGGAGCAAGAAAGTCGGGCAGTAAGATAAATAAGTTAGAGGACTTTGCCCACTCGTTTGACGCTGATATTATAATATTAGCCCACGAGCATAAGAAGATAGTCGCTCCCCCTGTTCTTAAATTAGGTCTGGATAAATTAGGCAATTTGATACAGAAGAAACAATGGGCGGTAATGTCGGGGTCTTACTTGAAGGGATATGTCCAACACGCTACTACTTACGTAGAGAAGAAAGGTTATCCGCCAAGCGATTTGGGGACTGTTACTATTAAGATTAAGCCGAGGTATAGGGATATTAAAATAGAAAGTTAAATAATATGGCAAGGCGTAAGCGACCTCAAGTAAATAAGATAAGGGGAAACGCAAGTTGGGTAAAGGGTCATCTTCCTTGGAATACTGGCAAGGAATGGTCAGAAGAATTACGTTTAAAAATGAGTTTATCACATAAGGGTATGCACTTATCTCCAGAAACAGAATTTAAGAAAGGTTTAAAACCTTGGAATTACCACCTAAAAAATTGTTTTACAGAAGAAACTTTAAGAAAAATGCGAAAACCCAAGTCAGAAACACATAGAGAAAAAATAAGATTAAATAGATTAAAACAGGTTTTTCCAAAGAAAGATACCGATATAGAAGTAGCATTACAGGAAGGTTTACGAAAAGAAGGGATACCATTTAGGACACACGTTCCTTTAATGGGTCAACCTGACATCTTCATAGAGCCTAATCTTTGTATTTTTGCTGATGGAGACTACTGGCATCAACGTCCCGAACAAATTGAACGAGACAAAAGAGTAAATAGATATTTGATAGATAAGGGTTATAAAATAATGAGATTTTGGGAATGGGAAATAAACTTCTTACTTAGTAGTATGTTAGAAGCAATAAAGGAGACTTATGAAGAAAGTAAATCGTCCACAAGTACTTCCATCTAAAACTTATAAACTCAATACAAGTTGTGGTAATCTTTACTTGCGTTATGGATATATGGATGAAGAACTGTTTGAAGTATTTGCAACAATTGGGAAAAGTGGTGGATGTGCTTATGGAATGTTAGAAGGCATTTCAAGACTGTTATGTGATATTTTTCAATTAGAGATACCCCTTGATGATAAAATCCACGCCATAAAACATTTACAATCTATTAACTGCGGACAGAAGTTCAAGAACGGGGATAAGGAACATCTATCTTGTCTTGACTTGATAGCTTATATGACCATAGCGGAACTTACCAAATCAAGCACGAAGGAGATAGAGAAAGGGCTTAAATGAACCAACCCTACTACGAGTGTCCTAGCTTTGAGAAGTGTAATGCTAATGTATGTCCATTAGACCCCTTACAGCACGAAAAGGAGACTTTGGATGGAGAGGCGGTATGTAGGTCAGAAGAACCTACAAGACTTAAAATAGCGTCAAAATACCCCCAAATTCTCAAGGAGAGAGGATTAACTCATAAGAGGTATCAAGCACAAGAACGTTGGAATGCTCTATCTAGCGAGGAGAAGCACTTACGCCTACAACGCTTGGAAAATGCCCGAAAATCGCTAAAACCCCACTTAAAGGTCGGTAAAATAGGATAAATGGCAGAATTTGGCAAAAGAAAAGGGCGGAGTAAGAATATAATGTGTGTGGTCTCTGTCAGATAGACAATGAGACTTCTTCTAAATCCCCGCCTTGTAATTATAACAAATATATCAAAGAACCTAATCTACCAACTCTTTTAAGGTAATCTCAAACAGGAACACGAATAAGATGACTACTATAATATCCTTAAAACTTAAGTCCAATTTTAACCAGACTTCCGCCTGATGCGCCCTGAACCTGTAAGTGGTCAAATATGCTTGTAGCATACATCCCGATAGGATAGACTGTTATGTCTAATTTGTCGGCTAATGGGACTTTAATCGGTAGATAGTCTTGGACTGTTCCCAGTTTACGACCTATCATCAAGGCAACAGAAGTCAAGTCAGAAGCGTCGTAAGCCCACCCCGATTCGAGTGTCCATCCCGCCCACAGGGCGTTCCATTTGCCCCAACCCTCAACAGGAGTTGTTTCAGCGACCTTGACAACGGTGATGTTCTTGAAGGACTGGTCTTCCCAAGTCATCAAGAAACCTTGTTTTAAATCAATCTCCTCCGCCCACGCCAAACTACCGACAAGCATTAATGCCACTACAAATAGTGCTACCCTTTTCATTTCTTACCTCCCTTTTGTTTTTTCCACGCCCCCAATAGGACGTTGATTATGAAGTATTTAATCGCCTGCCAATATATCTTTATCCCCTTCATTTCTGAACCTTCGATATGATGTCAGGGATTATAATGTCGTGAGGTATTAACTTTCCGGCATACCTATCTATGAGCCACGAGATTATGACCTTTTCAAGCCAACCTATCTTCTTGCCTTTCTTCTCGGCTATCAGGTCTATGGCTTTAAGGGCGATTGCTTTCTTGTCTGCCTTATCTATTACGCCGTCTTTTGCCTTCTCCTCTATCTCTTTTACGAGGGCTTCAATTACAGGCGACCAGAAAGCCCAGAAGGACTTGACCTTCCACCACAGGACTAATAGTCCCGCCCCTATTGCGCTTAAACTTAACTTTTCCATATCAGCCTCCTATGTTCTCGCATCTTGATTTAAGATGGTCGGCGTGATGTATAGCAAGTGCCGCCGTCATCTCTGGCGTAAAGTCCTTCTTTTCGATATACTTGCCATCAACCCACGCCCCGTCTATCCTACACACGAACAGGAAACCCCCTATCGTGATAAGTTGCCCGTCTGAATAACCCCCATTCTCTAATCCCATATTTGCCTCAATGTTTTTCCCCGTTTATCCTTTTTAATACCTGTCCTTGTTCTCCGAGATTGGCTATCATTTTTTCGTGTTCGAGTCTTTGTTGGCGGTGAGCTTCAGCGACACTCTCGTGAAAGACTTTTGATTGTGCTGTATGTTCAGAAATACTATCTTGGAAACCCCTTATAATCCCAGCCCATTGGTTACGCTCTACGACCTCACGTTCAAGGATTAACTTGACCTCTTGTAAGAGCCACCGCAAGAGGAAAAAAAACGGCACGAATATAAGTCCTGCTACGCCTAAATCCTTTATCCAGTTCCAATCCCCCATCTATTCCCCCTCGGTTGGCTTTGCCTTTATACCTACCTTTTAGAATATACTTCGAGCCTTATATGATTTCTTTTCCCAAGTCAGGTCTTTTTTTATCTTGCCTATTTGAACATCATTATCGAGTTTTGAAAGATGTGTCATTGTCCAATTATAACCGTCGCTATGTCCAAAATTATATGCAAGTTGATAAACAGCTAATATTAAAATTACTAACACAATAAGAGCAATTAACGTTTTCATTGGTTCTCCTTTTTAATTAACCCTCTCACACGTCATATAGAGTGCATATCTCGCCAACCCCGAGACATCTACGAGCGTGGTCGCATAAGTTAAATTTCCACTTGCCAGTTGAACATAGAATATACCTGATGTCCTGCCGAGAGCCGTCAAGACTAATGTGGCACTTACAGTAGTTGTTGCTCCTGCGTCATCCGTCCATCCGAAAGTGGCGAGGACAGAAGTCGCCCCTGCGTTTAAGGTCGTTGCTTCGAGATAATAATTTACACGATATAGCCCTGCCGTTCCTGCGTTAGTAAAGTTTGTCGTCCCGATAGAGGCAGACTGCCCAGTTAAGGCAACGTGGTCAACGATAGCAGGAACGCCGTAGCCTTCGGTAGCAACATTGTTGTAAGTAGTAATTTTTCCAATAGCGTCAATATTGCCTGTTCCGTTAAAAGTTACGCTCGTAGTTCCCCTTGGAGCAAAAACAATACCATTATCATCTGTCGTTGCTCCCGTCCCCGTTCCGACATTAGCACCTGTCGTAATTACAAAGTTCTCTTGGTCGTGGGCAAAGGAACCCCATTGGTTATTGGAGACATCGGGGTCTATATCTGAATGAATAAATAAGGTAGGGTCAGTTGTTGAATTGTGGTCAAAATCTCTAGTGCGCCATCCAAAATTGCCTATCACTAATTGATTTCCGCCGTCATCATCAACCGCAAATAAATTCTGGTCTTTATTTGTGTCTGTATAAAATGCCGCCATATCGGTAGTCCCGTATTTAAACCCAAATCTCCCATTAACAGTTCCAAACTCTAATGACCCAGTTCCAACATAAATTTGACCATCTGCGTCATTATGATATATCTGTATATTCTTATCATCACCAGCGGAGTTGACTTGTAATATATTCCCATTAGATAAAGTAGTTGTTGCCGCTGTAACTCTCATCCATTCGGTCAATGCTCCGCCAGAGGTCTTTCCCGATATTGTAAATGCGGATGACTCTGAACCCGACACGGCATTAGTCCATAAACTCGTTAATCGTAAGGCTTGTTCAGGGGGATTACCTATGGAATCAGGAAGATAGAAGTCTACCGCTGAACCAAATCCAGCACCAGTATAGGCAGAAGTATAATGAGTAAGGCGGAATATCTCAGAAACAGTAATGGCTTCTGTGTCGGAAAACAAGAACTCTGGAATCGCCCCAGTCGTAGACGAGTGGGTAATGAGATTAGTAGAGTTAAGATTAACCGTCCACGCTTCATCAGTGCCATCACCTAACCCTGTAAAGGTCAATAAACCATTTGTTGCCATAGCTCCCACACCAGCAGCCCCACCAATGTTCACCCCCCCGCTGAAATTAGGCGTCTGGGTGACGGTCTGGTTGGGGGCGGCGAGGTGTAATAATAATGGAGTGCCTGTTTCGGTTAAGGTATCAGCAGAAATATCATCGGTAGCAGTAATATCTCCGTTTACATTCAACAAAAGGTTTGAATAATCCGTATCTATGTCAAGTATGGTCGGGTCTGTGCCCGATTGGGTAATCTCCACCCTTTCAGAGCCGAAAGCCCCGCCCAAAGCAAAGACCGTATCGGAGTTCAAATGGAATGTCTTTACCGTCCCGCCCGCCATATACATTCTGCCGAAATAGTTTGCCCCCTCGGCAATAAAATAAAGAAAATTGGCGCTATTGAGATAGGTATTTCCCGTAGCGTCTTGGGCAAGGGCAAAGTCAGTCGTGTTGAAGCGGTCGTAATGGGCTATCACGCCCACATCAGCCCAGAGCGGGTCCATGTAGCCGAATTTCAGGCGACCGAGGGTAAATGTTCCATCAGTATCGGGAACAGAATCAAAATCACCTGTCATTGGGGAGTTGGAGCCGTCGAGTTTGAGGTAGGTGGAGGCGCCCGAGGTCGGGGTAACGACTTCAAGAGCTACTCCAGTAGGATACTCTACAGCAAAGTCTGCTCCATAAGATACACCTGTCAGTAGAATAAGAAATAATACAAATAGATTTCTCAAGGTATTGTCACCACATCGAAATACTCGTAGGTATTTGTGGCTCTCGCAATCCAAGCCGCAAGATAACCTGCGTGGGTAGTCCCGCCATAATAACGATACGCGATAACCGATGTAGCGGTCGTAGTATCAGTTTCCATAATTATCCACGCGCCGTTAGATGAAAGGAAACCGTTAAAACGATATGTATGTCCCGCAACGACCTTTCCCGCTCCGAGAACGTCCATATCAGAGGCTTCAAACTCGCACGTCTGGTCACCTACTTGGTGGTATATTCTCCGGTAGTCTGCTATCTGTATCATTATTACCTCGCTTTATCCATCTCCTTGATGATTTCTTGCTTATAGGTTTTTCTATCCTCATCAAGTTTCTTTGATTTTTCTTCTGCGGCATCTTCTCTGCGCTTAACTTCAATAAGGGACGCGGTAATGTCCTTGTATGATTTTTCTATTTCCGCTTTTTGCTTGGCTACCCATTCCAAATGGGACTTCTTTTCCGCGGCCATATCTTCTCTTAACCTAACGATTTCGGTATTAAGACTTATAACCGTATCGTTAGCGGAGAGTAGACTTTCTTTCTTACTGATTTCGGCTTGCCTATTAGATAGCTCTATATCCTTGCTTTTCTGCTCGGACGCCTTGTTTTCTACTTTAGTAAGCTCTGACGCAAGATGTATAGACTTCGCAACGGAGTTGGCATCTCGTTTAAGAATATCCGCATAGAGTTCCTTGATTTTATTGATTAAGTCTATCATTTAATTCTCCTATTTTTTCTCGATAACCGTAACAGTAACCGTAGCCGCCTCTACCGGACCTAATATCGAAGCATCTGTAAGGTTGTTGACCTTCATATATATTTTAAGATACGGGGCTGTAACTCCATATTCTAACATCCCGATATAATTCCCGTCTGAAGGGTTGGAAAAGTTCAGGTCTTCCGAGGTTACTGGTGTTACTCCACCCGCTACGTCAAACCACGAAATATCCTGCCAATTAACACCATCAATCGATATAGCGGCAGTTACATTAGCAGTTATAGCAGCAGTCGTCCTGTTTGAATCGTAGGTGATAAAGAACGCTACCTTATCGGCATCGCCTATGTAGATATCACCTTGTGCGACAGGAGAAGCCTTTGTTATTACTGTGTCGTTTATTATAGTCTTCTGGGTCTGTGCGGCATATAACGGATTTGTCAGCAAGACCAACATTAACGCTATTAAAATCTTGTTCATATTACCTCCTCTTTCGGTTTTTCTATTACTTTGACTGAATCTATCTTTTCTTTCATTATCGTTAGGGAATCTATCTCTACCCCAGCACTTGTCTTAACTGGGTCTTTAATAGGTTGTTTAAGGTCATAATTGACGTAGTTACCGCAGGGTTTAGGTGGTGTCTCGTCGTGATAACAAGCGTGGTATCGGCAGGTCGAGATAATAGGTATCTCCTCTTGACCTGAGCCTATGAATAACTTTGACTGGATATCCCTTAACAGGTTGAGAAAGGACACGGCATCCTCTTCGGTGTTAAAGGCGATATCGACTTCGGTACGGTATTTAGACATATTCTTCTCCTGTTATTGTAACTCTTTCATTATATCTTCAATGCCTTGAACAGGTGCTATGTAAGTTTCTTCAATCCCCTTACCCCTTGCCTTCTCTGCTCCGGGAACGTGTAGGTAATGAGCGAAATCCTGGATAGAATTACCGACTTCTTTTAAGGTTTGTAAGGTCGGATTTTCGGTAAACATCCTAACCAAATCTCCCTCGGTAACCAATGAAGTAACGCCGTCTATCGTTTGGGCTATATTTCTGGCGACATCCCCTGCTTTTCTATATCCTGCTTTCCTGAGTTCATTGCTAATATACATACCTGTCCCATAAGCGACTAACATCTTTCCAAGTCTTGAAGTATTTTGGGTCTTATATTTTCCTGCTTTAATATCTTTTGCGGCATCAATAGTAATCCTTCTTACCAACATAGTATTAGTAATACGCCATCTGTTCATCTGAAAGAACATCCTACCATACCAAGTCTGGAGTAAAAGGGGACTGTCTACCGCAGAGAAAACACCTTGGGTTATAGAAACGGTATCTTTGATTTTCTGGAGATTTTCAGGGGCTATTTTACCCGACTTCCACTCTTTCTCAGTTAACATACTCGCAAAGATAGATGACCTTATCTCAAACTCCCCACCCTTCTGTCCTATCATTGTGAAATCTTGGAGTTTTTTAAGTTTACCAATACCCTTTTCAGCATAATCGGCATAGGTTCCTTCAAGTATCCCATTCTCCTTTGCCATATTATATGCTTTCTTGGGATTAGAGGAAAACCTTTTTTTACCCTCAAGATATATAGGGAAATCTTGCCATATCCAACTATTAGTTTCTCCTGCAACTACGTTCTTGAGAGCGGACTTCCAGTTAAGACCAAGGAGTTTAATATACCCGATATCTATTATTCCATCGGCAGTCTTGGCTAACCACCCCATCTTTCCTGTCCTAAAATTATTATCTAATCCCCTGCCCTTTAGATTCTGTAAAAAGTTCTTCATCCATAAGGCACTCTTACCTTGGAGTAGGTTCTTGGTAACCGCTTGTCCTTCGGGTAATATACTATCAAGGACTTTTTTAGTTTCATACATATTGGAATATGTATTAACAATATGCCTTAAATTAGTAGATGGTTCAATCCCGCCTTTACGCTCAAGGGCAAACCTAAAGAACTTCTCACTACCTATGATGTTATCGAGTTCGAGCATAATATCTATTGGTAAATCACCTTGTTTCTGTTCACTCAATACTTGCTTAATCGCACCCGAAACACCTTTAGTTAAGATTTTCTCGGTTAAAGATTGTTCGATATGGGTAACATAGTTCTTACGAGATTTTTCAAGGACTAAATCTTCTTTCGCCATTTTGAAGAAGTTTTTAAGATAAGCAACAACAGCGACTTCGTCTTTCGTCAGCTCTACCTTATTACCACCTAATGCTTCAAATATCTCTTTATTCTGTGGAAGGAGTTTACGGCTTATCTTCTCTTGAGTAGAGAGTTTACCTTCCCTTGACTTCTCCGCTTTGGTAAGCATCTTATCAAGTTTTTCGTTCCTGCGGTCAACCTCATTCCTTGCCTTATCAAGTTTTACCCTTGCTTCCTCAACTATCTTCTTGATTAAGGGGTGTCCTTCTTTAATATCAACGGTAGGTATTAACTCGTTGACTACTTTACCCACGACACCCTTACCCAAGATTTCGTTCTTGTCGCCAAACTTATCTACAATAATACGTTTAGGAGTGACCTCGGGAGAAGGAAGTTCTTTAACTATATCTTTAAGCCCAGCAAGAGTTTTTTCTGATATAAACTTATCACCCTTCTTTAATTGCGAGAGATAATTCTCTAACCTCTGTAATTGGGGAACATCAGCTTGTTTAATGTTGTCTATACCGACAAACTTCTTTAATTTAGACAGGGTTATGCCACTTATATCTTTTGCCTCTTGCATCTTCTTAATGTTCTCTAAGATAGGTTGTTTGTCTATGGGTATTACCTTCCCCTCTCCTGTGGGGGAGAGTTTGACAGCAGATTCAGGATTCCAATATATTCTAACTTTATGTGGAGATTTTCCAGTTTTTAAACCACCGACATGTTCATATCCCCCATAACCCATATCCTCGAAATTCGCTCGAACTGAATCGTATATACCCTGTATTTCATCGGCTGGTAGCATATCCCCAGTAGCCGTATCTCTTACCTCATCAAATACCTCTCGCAAGTTTTTTGATGTTTTAAGTGCATCTGAATAATCTCCTAATGCGTCCGTTATTTTTGCCTTAATTTCAGGAGTTAGTTTAGATTCCATATCAAATAATTTAACGTTTTCATTGGGAGTAACCTTATATATAGTGGGTGTTTTACCACCTTTCTTTGAATATCCTTCCGCTATACTTAAATTATCGGTGGTATAAAACCCTTGACCATAATAATTTTGAGTTGTATAGTTTAAGTCCGATAATTTTTCGATGGGCTTCCCTGTCCCGTGGTATATCCCCCCACCCTCTTTAGGGGCGGTGGCTTGGGTGTATATTCCTTCTAAAACATCTCCTTTATTAGACTGGGTAAAACCATCCATCGCTAATTTCTGTTCAGGTGTAGGATTTTTCAAGAGATTATTTAGGTTCTTATTGGTTTTTTTGCCATTGGCTATATCTGCGATAGCGGTCTTAAACTCCTCCGCCGTCTTATACTTCCTCGCTTCTACGGCAAGGGGTTCGAGTTCGGGGGGAAGCGTGCCAGAAACAGGCGTTTCTGCCTTAATTTCAGGGGCTGTAAGAGCAATCTCCTCTGGTTTTAGTTCTATCCCCAGTTCTTCCTTCGTTCTCTCCCAATAGGGCTTTTCGGCTAAATCGAGTATCTTTTCTGAAGGAACGTTTAAGGGTATATCGGAATTGACCGAAGCGTCAAGGTGTTTCTGCTCTATACCGAGAGTAGTCATTAGGTCGACTTTTTCTTCAGGCAATAGGTTGACACTTTCTTTTATTTTTCCCACCTGTTCTGCCGAGATATTTACATTCTTTGGAATACCGAGTTTGTCAAAACCTGTCCTTATTACTTTACTACTTGAATGAACCCCTTTGCCGATTAACCCACCCTTGACCAAGAAGTCGCCTATCTCAATAATGTCTTTGACTTCAGGTGCGGTATTAGGAAAGTTATGTTCTGTATACCTACGTAAGTTTATGAATTTATCAACAAGACTATACACTCCTAAAAACGCAATAGTAGGAATAGTGGCAGTTGCTAAACCTACGCCAATACCTACTTGCATGGGTGATTCTAAAACTTTACCTATGCCTTCCCCTACTATCTCATCTTCCCTTGATTGCAGGGATTGGTTTACTCTTCCACCATAATCCAACCAATTTTCTCCATCAATTCTTTGGGGGATTTTATCACTTTTCGCAAGATATAAAGAAGTCTTAAATTGCTCTATTGGAGTTTGTTTTACGATAAATCTTGCTATTTTAGATATTGCCGAAAGACGTTGAGGTTTTGGATTATCTACAACGTCAGAAGAATTGGAAAAGTCAGGGACAGAGATAGCCGAAATCGCTTCTCCGCTATCCGTACCTACGACATCTACGGAGTTAGAAAAATCAGGTGTAGTTACGTCCAATTCATCCATTATTTAGCTTCAACCTTTTTAGGAGTCACCCATTCCCAGTTTCCATCAGGAAAAACCTTATACTGTCTACCACTTGCGTTATCTATCTTAATCTTACCCTCTTTAGGATAAGATGTAAAATCTGGGAAGAACTTACGCATATTAGTATTCATTATTTGTTTGGTAACGACTTCGGGGTCTTCACCTTTGGCTACGCCGTGTAATAGTTGTTTTATATTTATGGCTTCCTGTTCTGAACTTTCAATAGGATTGCCTTGATATAACCCTCTCCACCAATTTTTAATTCCTCGTATCTTGTCTTTAATAAGGGGGATTTTACTCTTATTGAACTTAATATCGTTAAGGTCGTCTTTTAGGGGATTTAAGACTTTCAACTCTACCGCATCAAGGTTTCCATCGGCATAACCTTTAGCTAATGCTTCCTTTGCCTTCCACTTATCGCCTTCATCATCAAGGAACATATCTATTAGATTATTGAACTCTTTTACTTTTAAGGCTCGTGGAGTAGGGTCGTTCTTACCGCCTTCGGCAATCATCTGGTTTAAGTCTTTAGTTACTCCTGCCTGAAGCCGTCTTTGATATTGGTCTAATACACTACGTTTCATCCCACCTTTATCTTCGGGTATCGCAAACTCTGCGTCAATGTCCTTAAAGGTTGCTGTTCCATCTGCGAGTTTATTTATGAAGGCATCATTTCTTTGACCTTGGCTTATTTCAACTCCTCGTTTGAACGTCTGGTTATTCTGGAATATCCTTTGTTGGGACTTCTTGACCAAATCCAAAGTAGCATCTGGGGATAGACCTGGGTATAGAGGGTTCTTCTTATCTTGAAGTTGTTTTAATATCGTCGAGTCTTTTTCATCCGTAGACGGGTCTTTATAGATAGCCCATTCTATCGCTCCCATTATCTTTTCATTCTTTAATTTGTAAGCTTCTTCGGGGGTATAAAATCCTTTTGCCAAACCCTCTTTAATGGTATTCTCTATTGCTACAAGATTTTCCTTGTCATTGGTCATAGAATAGGTATTAGTGAAACCATCTATCTTGACGTTGTCTGCGGCTATGCCGACACTTATTATATTCTTGTAACGACTTTTTAATACATCATTACCCACGACTATTGCGTCTTTATCCCAATCGGCGTCGGCTTCAAGTTGTCCGTCTTTAGTGGTAAATATAGATTTATAACCTTCTTTGGCTTTATTAAGTTTCTCGTTGAAAGCCGATATATCTGTGTCTGTTTTAAGGGTTCCGTCTGGTCCACGTTCCAAGTCTTCAGCTAAACGGAGTTGTGCCATAGTCTGGGTTTTGTAGATTTCATATTTGGACTTCTCTACATAACGTCTTGCCTCGTCCATTTTGACATACATAAACCCAGCAGACTTCTCGATTGCCTGCCCTAAATTGGCTATACCTTTACTCGCCCCGATAGTCTGGGTCTGGAAAGCCGAAGTAGACTCGGTAGTAAGTTTAGGATTGACTAACTGGGCATTTCCTGGACCGACCGTAGGTATGCGTCCCATATTATCCTATCTTTTCTTTGCTTAATCTGTCATAGGCAGTCGTGCCTGATGTCAATAGTGTCCCTAAACCCGAATACATAGAGTTAGTTGCCGCAGACTTACCATATAATCTCCTCAACCTTGCTTCACTCTCTTTGTTCTTGGCGGCGATTTCAGCATTATAAGTGGTAGCCTTGGCTTCATTCTCGGCATTCCAGTTCGCAATATCAATCTCAAGAGTGGCATTGGCAATAGAATCTGCCATTACATCTAACGGACTTCCCGTGCCTACACTTACCCCTCTTGCGGCATACGAACCTGTCTGTTCACCCGTAGTAATAGCAAGGGATTTTCTCGCCCTGTATTCGTTTAATACGGCATTCTGTTTTATTATATCTGTTTCTCTTGCGGCTACGGCACGCTCAGTTGCGGCGTTCTGCTCGAGGATTTGTGCGTTATAATCCTGTGCTTGTTTTTCTTCTTGTCCTGCCTGCATCTGGCCAAAGGCTGAAATACCACCGCCGACAAGTCCCGCAACGGCTAAAACTGATGTGATGGCTGGCATTACCCTTCCTCCACTTCTGATTTGAATATCAAAGCCAATATCTCTGCTGGTAAAGGTTTCGTTTGGGATATAATCAACTCATCGGCATCTGACCAAGTCGTCTGGAAAACCTTTGGCATATCACCCGTAAAGAGTGCTTCGGGGTCTATTTCTTCGTTATAGTTAAGTGCGTCAAGGGTAGTTGTAGTCCTGCCTATCGAAAGACCCTGACTACGATATAATCTTAACGTGCCTTTATAAATACGCCTATCTTTAGTCTGCCCGGTCCCTGTCGGTGAACCATCAGAGAGTTTCAAGAGTTGTATCGTTCCATCATAAGGAAGTCCTACGTGGACTACTGCAGCTTTCTCCGAAAGAATTATCGAACCACCTGCGGCGACTGTATAAGTTTCTGTCGCAGGTATATACCCGTCTGTTTGGGCGACTACAACCTCACCTACTAAGTGGTCTAAACCAGAGATATTAGTAACCATCTTCCTTATCTCGCCACCAGATATCCAAGCATCATAGGCGGCAAAATCTATTGCTACGCCCGCCAAAGTCTTTATCTTGAAGGACACACCTAATGTCAAGGTATCTACAAGGAACGTCCCGTTTATCTGTGTCGTTCCGACAACCCCATTAATTTTTATCTGGTCGCCATCTGCTAACGCTACTGTCCCTGCGGTATATAAGACCAAATCATTGGCTATCGTTACTCCCGTGATTACGGAGGGCTGGTCTAATGTCAAAGAACAATCGCACCTTACCGCATCCCAGTCCTCGTCAAAGTCCTCTACCATAAAGAACTCTATAAATCTCTTGACCGAGCCATTTATATTACGCTTGACGATAACCCATACCTGGTCGTCAGCCGAGGCTTTGGGTATTACTACTACACTCTCAAATAACCCGTCACCTTTCGCGTCCTCACCAGCCCTAAATCTGCACCAGCCCATTACGTCTTGTTCGGGATTACGTGTCAAGACCGCCATCTGCCCATCGTCTCTTACGCAATAAATCCTGTCATTAGGAGCCTGTTGGTGGGCGAAATCTACCACTCCGTCACCGTCCCTTAATATATGCTCGGCTAATAAATTCATATCGTTAGATACCTGAGCGTCGGCTTCCAAAGAATATGCGACTTCCCTTACCCGCCTTAAATCCCTTTGGACGTAATATAAGAATGAGGATATACGTTTAGGCATAATATCCGCAACACCGTAGTTGGTATCCCTGCTGACTACAATATTATCTGGAGAGATTGTAGCGGTAGTCTCGCCCGAAGTTGCAGAGAATGTCCCTCCCTGCGTGCCTATGTTCAAAGCCTTATTACCTGACGAGAGCCACTTGATAGCGTTACGTTGTTCGGTGGCGACTTCAAAATCTATGGCGTAATTATCCGTTACCGCTGTCTGGTCGAAACTATCGTAAGCGCCTATATATGACCCCCAGAACTTCTGCGGTTCGTGCGAAGTGTTAGCATAATAAAGCCTCTGTTCGTGGAAGGCGACTGCCGAAGGCCATCCCCTATAATCAGACCACGCACCTTCAGCCCAGTCTGCGGTTGCTCCTGGTCCTGTGGCAAGATTGCCCGCTGTACCAGAGGGTTCGGCTTGGACAGTTCCTGTGGCTTGAATAGCAGACACAACACCAGTTATCTTGACTACACCACTTTTAACCCTGAAATAACTACCCACAAGTTTTTGTGAACCTGCCGCAACACCAGCAACAAAATGGAATATATCAGTCCCTGCAGTTACGTTCAGAGTTGTAGCCCCCGTATCAGAAGTGGGTGTTATTTGTGTGGCGGCAGTAGTATTAGTATCAAGAAAGGGTGGTCTTACAAAAGCGACAATAGATATAGAGAACGCTGTTGCCGATGTCCTTGAAAGTTTTCTCGGTTGCCAGTTAGGATGTACCAAATAAAGTACGTCGTTATTTTGGGCATATTGAATATCAAATAATTCTGCGGTAAGATAAGGAGTCGTAATTTCAGTTGTTACAATAGGAGTCAAGGCGAATTCCGCACTCGGAGCCGTAAAATCCGCCGTATATCTGGCAAGACCCTTTGTAATCCTAAACTCGTCTATCCAGCCGTTGAAATATGTTCCTGAATTCTGTTGACCTATATCCAATACTGCTGTTATATCTCCTACATCATTGGTAGAGATAGCGGTCGTTTCGGTAAGTGTCTGTCCTGTTCCGTCTATAAAAATCTTGATATATTTATCTGTCGCTCCACCTCCGGCGTTAGCATACCGGACTATCGCGATATGATACCAAGTGTTTATTCCCAATGCCCAAGCACCAGTCATTATATAGTCACCCATCGTGACCCCACCATCTACAAATATGATATGTAATTTATCGGCGGCGGTTATCTCCAAATACCAGTAATTATTAGCGTCTTCGTATTGTCCGCAGATGGTCTGTTGCGCACCTATACCCGCGAATCGGACAAACGTTTCTATCGTAAAATCTCCAATTCCGAAATAGAAGTCCGTAGAATCAGGAAAAGTTATAGAATCTGAATTACCATCAAGTAGTAATGAGGCCGTGCCGAACTCTTTCTGTGCGGTATCGAGTTGTGCCGTGCCTACAAAGGTTGCTATTTTGGGTGCGGTAACACTTGAAAAGTCAATGGTATCAAAATGCAGGAGAAGTTGTGTATTCGCATCGGAGGTATATTCGGCTGTTGGTAATGTAGCCGAGAAGTCAGCTGTCCAGCGTGCAAGGGCTTTTGAGATACGGAACTCATCCATATAACCGTCGTAATAATCCGCCCCGCCAAACTGGGTGTTGTTTATGTATCCGATGTAAACATTCCCTGTATAGTTTGCTAACGCGACAGCATCTACAACCGTAGCCGCAACAACCCCATTTTTGAATAAATACCAATCGTTACCGTCCCTTACTAAAGCGATGTGATACCACGTATCCACAGCCAAAGGCGAGAGGGTTTCTTCTATTATCACGGTATATCCAGCCCCGGCATCATAACCGCATCTTAATCCGTCTGTAGCATTATGGTGTAATTCAAAATAATGCGTATCATCGGTCTGGTGAGAGAAGATGATTTGATTTCCTGCTATCGAGTCAAGTCTTACCCAGCAATCTATGGTAAAATCCCCGTCAAAATAAAAATCGGCGTGGTCTGCGGCATAAACATAATCACTATCTCCGTCTAAAACTAACGAACAGTTGCCGAACTTGAACTGTGCGGGAGATATCTCGGCAGTCCCTACTTTCGTGATAACACGGGGAGCGACACTTGAATCTATGACCGACCCCCCTAAAATTCCGTAGGCATCTACGCCATTGGCGTGTATTAAAAGTTTGGTAAACGTATCTGCGGCGGTGTCTACGACAGCATCAGTATCATTTTCATATAGTTTGAAATATTGGTTTCCCGCCTCGATGACATAATCACTATCTGCGGAATATTGGAAAGGCATAAGACGAGAGGCAAGAGATGAGTCCTTCGTCTCGGCAATGAAACGAGTTCCGGGACGGAACGCCGCACCGCCTAACTGGTTGATGACGAAGTTCTCTAATTTCTTTGCCCCAGACTGGTACTTAGCGAGGTCGAACCTTCCTGCCCCACGACCCGACCATTCACCACTTGTTAGACTATTCGTTTGATGCGTGCTTTTCATCCCATATCCTCACTACAATGTGTCCCTAATCTCATAATCTTGAACTTTCCCATTCGTTCATATTAACGTCCTCAGCACTACCCTGTGTACTATCTGCCGCCATCGCCCTTGGTAGAGCCATAGTTTCATACATAGCAAGAACATTCTCGGCTTTAGGAGCGGATTGAGTTAAATTAAAACATATCTCATAAGCCAACCTTGTCGCTAACGCCGTCACGAACATAGGTGAGTAGAGTGTCGGGTCATCATTCGAATAGGTATATCTAATCGAGAGTGCGGTCGTGTCAGCGAGCAATCTATTGCCTAACAACTGATAGGTTGTATCTATGTCCGATATTGAATTTACCTTCAGGAAATCGGTAGGGAGATAGAATACAGCGATTAACGTATCGTCCATATCTTCCACTAACTCTGTCGCCACCCAGTAAACGGAAGATAAGTCGGTAGCGAATAGGGCTGCGGAAGTATGGTTTACCAAACAGGCGTATTCGATACCAGAATTATATATCTTATCCCCTTTAGCATAGACTGTCGATGTCACCCAGTCGGTATAAAGAACCCAGTTTACCGCGGTTAAATCTGTGGCAAACTTCGCTGCGGCGGTATGAGCCACTAAACATTTATAATACTTCGCATTGGTCGGGTCGTAGACTATATCATCAACGATGTAGGTAGTGGCAGTTACCCAGTCGTCTTGTTCCGTTCTTGTCATATCCACAAGAGATACACGTTTCTGGGCAAACGACCAAGGATGTTCCATCAAGACTTCATCACGGACAAAAGCATAGGTGGCGTTGACACGTTTACCTTCTTCGGTAGTCGTTTCCCCGAAAGTCGTTAAGTTTTTCGCCCCGATAAGACTTAACGCGAGATTAGCAATTTGCAGTTTGGTCGTTGAACCCATCTTTTTCTCCTTGTGAACAGAATGCGAGGAACATTAAAATTATAAAAGCAGATTGCACCATTCGGTCAGGAAAATGGATAAGAGCATTTGTTGCTATAATTGCGAATCCCGCTAATTGTATATGATTTTTATTCTTTAGAACATTACGAATAAGGGTAATCATCCAACCTAAAAACAGAAATATTCCTATGAAGCCAGTCTCAAAAGTCATTTGAAGATATGTATTATGGGCGGTATTCCATTCTCTTCCGGGGGCTTGTTTGGTTACCGTCCTACTACATAAGACTGGGTAGAGAATTTTATAGGTTCCTATACCATATCCAAGTGGATTTTTTAATGAAAGTTGTGCCGTTTCTATCCATACTAACCTGCGTCCAGCAGAACTTTGGAAGGTCGCTATATCCCTTGTACTTATGGCATAACATATTGGTAGGACAATAGCGATAGTCAAGAAAACTAATCGCCACTTCTTAAACTTTATCCACGCCAATATACCTAACCCAGCAAATATCGAAAGTACCGCTCCAGACGACCACGTTATAAAGGATATGATTAAAAGTATCACCCAGTTTAGGGGATTAAATATTAAGAACGGGGCAAGGATACACACGAAGGACGAGAGTATCATCTTGTTGCCGATTGTTCCGATTACTAACGGGGTTTTCTGGTTGAAGTTAAGGAGTGTATCCTTACCCAATAACTGCATTACCATCAATAGGACTATAAAGAATATAATTGCCTGTATTACTTTCTTGACCGGCTCCCAGTTTTCTATCTTGGTACAGAGTAGATAATAATAGGCGCAGACAATTACGCTCCACATCATAGTGAAACTCATATAGGGTGCTCTTGATAAAAAGCAGGAAATGAACGACCATAATACAAGAAGCCGTAACCATACCGATACTTTCTGGTATAAGAATAAGAATGCAAAGAACCCCGACAAGAACACCATCCATAGCCAGAAGGTTGAGTTGACAGTACAGTCCAACTGGAAATCCATCGGCGGAGTTAGTGCCAGTATGATTAAAGGTATGAGTGCGAGATATGTAAGTATCTTATTTTTCATTTATAGGTAGTATCGGAACCCTTATATAATATTCAATTCCTACTTGATGTCCCTGCGTATCAAATTTATAAATAGGTATAACAAGTGAACGGGAAGAGGCACATCCACTTAATACAAACATCAGTACAACTAAAAATACAATCTTCATCAGGAACGGGGGCGAGTGTTTAGCCCGCCCCCTTATTCTCCTTTACTGGCTTATTGAACAACCATTGTTGCCCACGATAATCCAGCCATTTGTATCGTCCATGTATAACAATGTGATGGAATCACCTGAACTATTAAAGGTGATATCATCCCAACCCGTGCTTAGAAGTGACGCCTGTAGCGTACTTGAAACACCATCGTCACTTATGACGAATGGACAAACGCCATCATAGGTTGTAAGTTCTATAGTGACCATCTGTCCCGGTGTCCCGTTAGCAAGCGTCGCTATCTCACCAGTTGAACCACCCGAGCCTACGGTGGCTTTTCTTATCATACCGTAAGCGAGCGCAGCTGAAGTCAGATGTGACTCCGTTGATACGTTAGCTGTAACGCCTTCTTTGTGTCCATTTGCGAGTACTGTTACCTTTGAGCCGTCGAAGGTTACCTTTTGACCAGTAATATCAATATTGGTGGCTTCACCTACATATCCATCAATATCATTTACGGCAACAGCTCCAAAAGCCGAACCGACAAAGGACAGGAAAGCGATGACTAACGCTAATCCTAATGCTTTCTTCATCCTTTTCTCCTTTGTTATTCGACCGTGTAAAACACGACTACCGTTATGACACCGGCTAACGTGACCGCCGCATCCAGAGTAATAAGCATCTGGTTGTCGGGGGTGGTAGCTGTGGTCATATCGACTTCGTAACCAGCAGCATTTTTGACGTTAAAAGCGGTGACCGTATTATCTACGGCTTCGTCGCAATAACGGTCAGTATCTTCCAAATCACCCAAGTCGGGGGTATTACCAGTTGTATCTTGGCTTACCCAACCGAAAAGAACGTGCGCTCCAGTCGGAAGGGTCGGCCCGAACTGGATTACGTCAGCCGCCGATTCCGTACCAAGACCGACATAGGTGTCTACAAAACACCTTACGTTTCCACCCGATACACCCGGGTCGAGGATAGTAGCAGGAGTAATACTCCGCTCTATCGTCTTATTTGCTGAATACAATGTAGCCATTTACATCTCCTCCTGTTTAATTGTTAATTAGCTCTCTAAGCAAGCCACTTCGACGCACTTCGCTTCGTCCATTCTCGTTGCACCGCAAGAGATAGAAGCGTATGCCTGGGTAGCGTAATGCTTGGTCGGTATCACGTCCAACTTGGCGTTCATATCGTTCCTCTTAGCCAAGAGCATACCCGATTTCGCATAGGCAAGACAGGTTCTGGTAGTACCAGTCAAGTCTATCCTCTGCGTCCTTATGAACCTAAAACCCAAGAACGTGTTAATCTTACCTTCGACTAAAGCGTTCTGAGTATTATAGTCCATCGATTTTACTTCGGAGATGTTCAGGAGGTCGGATACCTGTGAAGCAGCAAGAACGAATATCCTCTCTTCATCAGGGTCTACATCAGCCGCATCCAAGAGTTCTTTGGCTTGGATAAGTTTATTAAGAGTCAAACCAGCGGCTCCTACGGCTATCTGGTTAGCAGCCGTAAATGACGTTGAAGTCCCGCCAGCTTTACCCGTGTTAGCCGTACCCGAGAAAGCGGTGATTATCATATCGTCTATCTTGCGTCCGATAGCATAAGCACCAGCCGTCATCAAACCCGAGGTCGGGTCGATTAACATAGCTAACTTATCTTCCTTGTCTATCAATTTCGCCCAATAGACATCGGTAAACGAAACACGCCGTCTCTTATAATCATCGGCAGCGTATTCAACATCTACGTTGCGTGCTATCTTTACGTTCGCAACGTCTTCGCCGTACTGGTCGAAATACTCTTCCTCGCCAAAACTTCCAGTCTCAAGGGATACAGCGTTTGTAAGCCTTGAACCTTTCTGCTGTGAAAGCAAGTTCAGCGTATTGCCAAACTGCTTCACAAAAGCTGTGGTAATGTTAGCCATTTGAATCTCCTATGTTTAAGTTTACTTTCCTTACTTCCTTACCTACACAGGGTATCCAAATGGGCCTGTTATTCTTTACTACACTTGAAGCCTCGCTTTAATAACCTCGGGTCTTATTAAAAGATTATCCTTGGTTTTTTAATAGCGTGTAGCTTCCTTACTAAACTATACCTCTACCTCTGGGTGGACAATAGTCATAAGGCGTTTCATTTCTTGCACCGCCTCTGCGTGTCCAGGTCCAGCTACCCAAAAAGGATGTGTCTTATTCAAATTGATGTCAGTTATCTTTATCTGGGCTTCCTTGACTTCTGAATTTGTTATATTCTCACCTTTTATAAATCCGTCTTCAGAGAACTTCTTTGCTATGTTAGCGATAGTCCGCAGGACTTGGGGATTGTTGCCTAATTCCCCAAAAGACTCTCTTGCGTTTGCCCCGCCGAATTTCTCTATAAGACGTTTGGCTTTATTCAAGTTACTATCATACTCACCGCCCCATTCAGTCCTTAAAGCAGTTTCAGCGGCGTGTTTATCTGCCATTGATTTCTCATCTCTTTTGGTAAGTGAGTTTGAAATCATCCCAAAGTATTCCTTGTAAAGCCCGTCGGCTTGTTTACCTGTAAGCCCGTGTTTATGTGCTAACGCCTTAAACCCGCCCTCTACTTCAGGGGTTATCTTTAACTCTGGATGAAGGTTCTCAATAGGTGATAACTTATAACCTTCGGGTTTCTCTGGTCTTCCGAGAGTATTGTGGAACTTATCCCACTCCTCGGGGGTTGCCTTCTCTCCAGGAATTATTACACCTTTAGCGCCGACAAGTTTCTCTACCTCGGCGCCACCTTTGAAAGCTTCGCCTATGGTCTTGTATTTACCAGCCCAAGTCCCTTTATAGTTCTCGGGTATTGCTGTTCCCTCAAAATCCACATCTCCCTCTGGGGTTGTCGTGTCCGCTGGGGGGACAACCGTCTCGTCAGGCATTACTCCTCCTTCGGTTTGATACTAACTGCGCCTAACAAGCGAGATTGTATCGAAAGCCACACGGCTCTCATGCCCTCATTGAGAGGACTATCCTCGCTTGTTTCAAATATACAACATCTATTTGCTAAATCCATCAGGACTAACTCTCCGTCAGCAGAATTAAAGACTCTTAAATATAACTGGTCTAAATCCTGTTCGGTGAATTGTCCGAGTTTAATCTGTTTATCGTTTATGTCTTTAAGGTTTTCTATCATTCAGTTTTCTCCGGCATCATATTCTTTGCGGCATCACTACCTGTTTTTGCTATGTCCGCTCCCTGTTGTAATGTCGCCATTTGTGCCGCCCGTGCCCGTGCCTCTGCCCTCTGTTTACGTATCGCTTGGACTTCACTATCAGACCTTATGACTTCGGGGTTTATACCACGTATCTTGGCTATGTCGTCTATCATTACATCGCCGTTTAATTTATCTATTGCTTCGGGGAATGCGGTTGCTACCATACCCGTATCTGCCATAAAGGACTGCAGAGAATAGACTTCGCTTTCTTTCTGCGCTCTCGCTAAAGGGGAAATATAGACAATGTCCATATCCTGCCCCTGTACGGACATAGGCGGAAGAGGTATCTCCCCAGCGGCGTAGAGTATGTCAAAGACACGCAAGACTATAGGGTCGAGAACCTCTTGGGTAAACCTACCGACTACAGGACCCAACAAGACCATATTTTCGCTTATACGCCTCTGGACCTCAGGTATGGTCATACGTTTGGTCTGGTTAGATATGGCCTGGAACAAGGGTATAAAGAACGCCTTCTCGATATTCAACTGGGTCTCTTTTATAACCTCTAATGTCAGTTGGGGATTTGAACCAGTCGGGAAAGCAGTTATAGCGTCATTTGCCGTTTTCTCATCACGATAGTTAATCTTACCTGGGTTGGCGTTTAAGGGAGCGATGAAGCCACGCCTTGGGGCTATAAGGGCAGGGTCTGCCTGTTTCATCGCACTTCTTAAAAGTGTCTTGACCATCGCATTAACTAACTTGGTATCAGGCAGCACGTCCATCGCAGGGGAGTATCCAAATACGTCAGCAGTGTCTTTATAGAAACGTCCTGCAGCATAGGGATTTGATAAATACCCACCTTCGCTTATCTGGTGTTTCTTTGAGCGTTCTATCCAGATAGACTTATAAGGCATATTCCTTGAATCACCCATAGCGGGGTCTCTCTCGTCTCGGGGACCGACGTAATGGGTGAACTTTAATTGGTCATTGGGTTTCTTTTCCATCGTCTCTTTTACGGCTTCGCCTGCGTCTTTACCCCATAAATCAAATGCCTGTTGTGCGGTTAGGGGAAAAGTCCGATAGACACGATTGACCCTTCCATAAGCGTCCTCTTCCATTTGTATCTGCTCGATAGGTACTTCAATAAATCTTATCTTTTCCTGCGGGTCTTCAAGTGTCAAGATTATTCCTGTACCGAAACATCCTGCGTTAAGATAAAATTCCTGCATAGTAGTATCGAAGTTAGACGAAGCCAATGCCCCGAATATCGTATCCTCGACAGTCTTAAACCATATCTGGACTTCTTTTTCTCTCATTACGTTTAAGTCACGGGTACGTAAGTTAAACCACTTTGAAGCGGGGTTGGTAAGATTGGAGTGAAAGCCAGCAGCCATTATCTTTAATGAACGTATTGATGTAGAGTCATAAAGATTTGTAGCATCGAACTTCTGACCCTTTGTCTTTTCACGGGTAATATAAGACTTACGTGGTAGGTTCCACTCGGCTAGTTCCTGGAATGTAGACTTCCACGTAGCGTTAGAGTCTTCAAGACTCGTACAGCGTTCTATTAGTTTTTCTACTGTTTTATTTTCAGCCATATCAGCTCCCTAAAAGGGTCTTCCCACCGCCAGTTAAATTCGGTCCTTCGCTTGAAAGTATTGTCTGCCCGCCCGCAAGAAGTCTCATACGCTTCTGTTTATTGATTTCTTCTTGGGCGGTATTTATCGCCTTCTCTGGGGTAGGGGCTGGGGCGATAGAGGGTATGACTGGAGCGGCAGTAACTTGTGGGGCTTGGGTTGAAGTTTCTTCTTGTCCCGTTAAGGCACCTATACCCGAAGCAATACCTCCACCTACTGCTGCTGCAGTTGCGGCACCAGCTACCAAACTTGACGCAAACGTAGCGGGAGCAGCCACGCCTAACCCACCTAAAACTCCCGCACCTAATCCCGCCAATGCCGTAAAAATAGGCATCTAAATCCTCCTCTTACTGTAATGGCTCTCGGTATATTGGTATCCCATCTTGCCGTATATCCTTCTTAACGTGGGTTCATTCTGTAATGACAGGTTAGCTAACATAATCACATCTGCGTTGGCTTCCACCGCTTTGCGTTCAAACCCCCGTAATAATAATAAAGCATCTATTAAAATCTTTGAGTTACAACACCATAAGACTTCCTGTAATATCTTACACTTGAAATTAGCGGGATGGGGGGTAATCATCCACGCTACCATACCGACTACAATCCCTTCGTGTTCTACTATTAAGTTCTGCCCTGTTGAGATAAAGTATTCAACTGTCTTGCGCAGGTCTTCATCAACCATCTCAATACCGTGGGATAACATGAAATCGCCGTAGAACTCTTTGGCTAATACTAAACATCTCTCGGTGTCGTTTAAGGTCGCTATCCTAATCACATTCCACTCTCTGTCATAATGTAGTCAGCGGGCATTTTGTGGTCTTGATAATCACGTTCGTTTAAGATATCGTCTTTGAAGTAAACTGCCATAGCTAAGGCGTCTGCTCTATCTGGTGACTTCAAGCCATCCTTACGCATCTCGTCTTTAGAGACTATTGCTTTCTTTCCATTACTCACATACTTAAACCTTATGGTAAGAAGTTGCTCTTGGAGAGTAGAATCCTTTAGTATCTTCAGACCACGTCTTGTCATTAACTCGTTTAAGAGAAAGAACGCTTCTGCACGCTTGTTGGTATATAACTCGTTATGGGGTTTCTCCGCACCCACAAAAGGTGTCACGTTTATCGAGAGTTCCGAGAGCCTGTCTGTCACGCCTCCGCCTACTCCGGTGTCGTCTATAACCACTTGGTCTAATTCCCAAGTCTGGCATAGTTCTACTATACGCCCAACTGTCTCCATCGTCGACTTGGTCTTCCACGTGTCTTGCCATATCTGGCTCCATTGGCTTACGTTGTAACTTTCAATTATCGAGAAGACTGTCTCATCTTCACCAAAGCGGGCTACGTCAACGCCCATTACCCTCTTTCTGACTCCGGGGTGTAGGAACTCAATGTTAGGAGAACCATAGACTGAGGTATAATCAAATAACATATCGTCAGCATCCATCTCCTCAAAGGAGTTCATGACATACTGGCGATAGTGGTTAGGGGAGTCTTTCTCCATATGTCTTAAGTCTTCAATAAAGTCAGCAGGTAAGTTCTTGGCATTATCAAAGGTATTGGCTGTATAGAGTTCAAACCCTTCGGTAGGGTTGTTGACCCAGAGCTTCCACATCCAATTATGTCCAGAGGCATTGGCTATCAATATACCCTGCCTAAAGGGGGCATTATCACGTCTAAGACGGTCTCTAAGGAACAAGAACGTCTCGTCTGTCTGGTACTCCTCGGCTTGCTCCATAAGCCAGATAGACAAGTTTACGTTCTTTAGGACGTTCATTTCGTCTCCGTGGCGGAACATTATCAAAGAGCCGTTGGGGAAGCGGTATTCCTTGTTACTATCAACCTTGACCGAGAAGTACCTTTCAAAGTCTTTAAGGGTGGAATCACGTAAATCTGTGTATTCCTTCCTGACTATCAAAGCCAAAGAGTCGGGAAAAGTCTCACAATAGTTCCAAATCTTCAAAAGCCCACAAAGGGTCTTGCCTGTGCCTATACCTGAGATAATAGCAGGATACCTAGCTTGGGAGAATACGAAGTTATCTTGGAAGGTAAGTAACTTTAGAGCCATTTAATACTTAAACCTTTTGTTATCAACGAGTTAGGTTAGAATAAGGTTGAAAAGTCGAAATTTAAAAGTTTGGTCTGGGGGTATATGCTTTGTTCATACCCGCCCGCCTGGGGGCACATAGGGGTAGCCTTAAGTTATTTTTCCTAAAAGGTTTATATCCCATAGACATAGTCCCTAGCGCCTTCTCCATAGTCTAGTCCTGTCCCTTAGGGCTTATTGATATAATGGGTGCTTCTTCCCCCGGATTATTGTCTTGTGGCTCATTAGGTAGGAATACATCATTGGAGTTTATAAGATGGATTACTTCTTTTTGGGCGATTTCCTGTCTAGTCTTTAGTTTCTCTTCGCACAATAGCCCATTTAAAGTCTTATCCTCCGTCCCCTTATCCTCTTGTATAGGCTTAATCGTGCTTGAATTGTCTTCTATTGGTTTCGTCTCTGCCCGAATTATTACGAGCTTAGTGTCAAGTCCTTGACCTTCATTCAATATCTTTTGTATATTCTTGCCGTCAATTCTGTCTAAAACCTCTTTTATTGCTTCGTTATTTCCGTCACAAGCGTTGTAGATTAGTCTTAAAGCTATTATCTTAGAGAGGCTTCCTCTCATTACCTTTTTAGTATATGGATCTGTCCAGTCTATCTTCTTGCGGAGTAATCTTGTGAGATGCCATGCTACGGAGTGCTTATTGCCTCTATTAGGCGGTTGGTAATCCTTACTGAATTGTCTACCTTTGAATACCTTCGTCTCTTCCATATTCCCCTTAATTAGGTATTTATTGACTTATTGCCCGAATTTTCTTGTCTGTATTGCCCTTTTTAGGCACGTTCTCTATTGAAGTGATATAATACTATGGGGCAGTTTTGAGCTTCTACGCCGGATGATTACCCAAAAACCGGCTGATGAGGATATACACCCTCTCAATATAAAGGACATTTAGAGGACATTTGTCAAGGGTTTATTTGTATTTATTTTTAATCCCCGCCTCTTTATTTACGTTTATTTTCTCCACGATTTCAAGCCCTTCGTGAGTATATGGTATCTCTTTTCGCCTTATATGCCGCATAGAATATCCCTCTTTACCTACCTTACGATTAAGATAGTTTTCCACATCCCGGCACGGTCTAGCGTTGCGTGGATTTGATACCTTCAAGCATACCTTGTCTTGACAATCTTCACATAACATTATATCCTCTTTATAGATTTGGTTAACTTCTGCCCGCTTTTTTTGCGTTAGGTTGCCCTTTTAAGGCACGAACTCGAAGCAACCTATATATCCATATACCCCTATTATAGCACATCTTCTGGATAAGTCAATGATTTATTTCTATCCTAACACGAATTTCTCCTTGGTAAAATATTGCGAATTTATGGGTGAAGAATAGATTGAAAATACTTCTTGACATTTCTTATATCATATAGTATAATCGCATCAGAAGTAAAGAAGCTCATTGACAATCCGGCAGAGGCAGACCAAAAACAAGCGGGTCTTAATAACTCGTAAGAGGCGGCCTCAAATATCCTTAAAGGCAGATTAAAGAGTAGAGGGCAGAAAAGAGAATACAATGGACAGAATATTCTGGGATTATAAAAAGAGAGTATTTTGGAGCGAAACAACAGGACAGCAGGTCTCTATTCCTTATGTAGATAATTTTATGGTATCTATTAAAGAAATCGAAAAACTCAAAGACAAGCTCCATCGCCGTAATATGCAGATAGAGGACTTGAAGAAACAGTTGAAAGAATACAAAATGATAGGGAATAAAACCCATCTTCCTTGTTGTAATGCACTTGAATGCAAGGAAGAAAGAAATGAATGCGAAGGTTGCAAGTTTTACTTTTAACCGCTAACCACACGCCCCATATAGGGCATAACCGCTCTCTGCTCTTTGACCTGTCTTTAAGGATTTGCTGGATTGTCTTATTTAGGGTATCAATATAGGTTGTTTAACTTGTAGGCGAAAAAAGGAGGGTAAGATGAAAAGGGGCGATAAGATAATGATCTACGAAGATCCAATTACTTGCTTAAAACCCGAAGGAGAAGCAATTCTCGGATATCGTACCAAAAGAGCGGATGCTGAATTTGAATATTGGAAAGTAACTTTTCCCACACCAGGAGTAGATGATTTGGATCTGCCCTTCTTTGAAAGAAAGATCAAAAAAGAATGAACAAGTCTATCGAATTAAACTCTAGTGACTTAAAATGGGTAATTAACGAAACAAAATATGCTCTTCATCAAATAATTAGCTCAACAAATGAAGGTCTAAGTATGAAATATAGAAGATGTAAACTTTGTGCCGAAGAAATAGAACGCACAAAAGAAGATATTGAAAATGCTATGTTTGACCACCTGTTGCTTAAACACCATTTGAAGCGTAAGACCAATAAGGGCTATCGTAAGTATTTTGTGAAGTAGTCGCCCCTCGGACTGCTTGAGGGATAAATAGGGAGGGTAGGGAGATGTTATACGACAAAGCATATTGGGATAAAAGACTAAGTGGTAATGAGCCAGAAAAGGTAAAAAATGCTATCAAGAGGATATACTCGGCTTATCCCGATGATTGTATGCCTCAGGGAATTTGTGACCCGATGTATATAATGAACATTATTTGTCTTGAATTGGGTATTGGTGATGGACAAGGTAATTTTAACGTATAAAATGAAGAATATTATTTGTGAACATAGCAAAGGAAAAAGGGTTTTAAGAATGTTATGTCATAAAAACACCGAAAAGTATCTTTCAGTATGCGAGCCTATGCAACGTAAACGACCGAGTATGTTCCCGAAGTGGTTTTGTTATAGATGCAATAGATTTATTTTACCCGATAAATGGCACAAGGTGCAATTTGAAGAATACACACAGAAACAGATGAGGAATAAATGAATAGATTATTAGTCGAGGAAGCGATAAAAATGTATGCGACGCATAATAAATACTATGACGCTAACTGTAAAGAGAATATGGAAATACTCCTTATCATAGCTCGGGCTTATTTGGATGGAAAGTTATGCGAAGTAATGAGCGAATATGAGATATTAGATTTTCTTGATAATTGGGCTTATAGGCAAGGTAATATGCTTAAATGTAACGACGATGATTTAAGAAAAATAGCCCACGCGATTGCGGACGCACAGAAACAAAAGCAGGGGGTATCCTAATATGAAACCCCTCTTACTTGCCTTGTTATTTTTAGGTTGTCTTATAGGGTGTAATTCTTTTGGGGCGGATTTAATAAATGTTGAGCGCCTTGCGGACGCTATCTATAAAGCCGAAGGCGGAGCGAAGACAAGCCATCCTTACGGGATTTTGGCTCATTATAAGACTACGACACCGAGGCAGGCCTGCCTTAACACAATTCGCCACGCATTAAGGGACTTCACAAATGGGGATTTTATTTCCTTTTTGGGTTCACGTTATTGCCCGGTCGGAGCAAAGAACGACCCAATCGGATTGAATAAAAACTGGATTAAGAACGTCAAGAGGTTTTACAATGGACGCATTTAATCCTTACTATCTACCACAACGAAAGGAGGAGCTTATAGCATATTTGGTTAAGAAGTATCCAAATGGGAACTGGCATAAGAAGTCAAGGTTGTGTTTAGAGGCGGTCTATCGTAAAGAAAGGGACAGAAATGGATAAAATCAAAGAGATACTTACTTATACTGAATTTGATTTGCGAAACAAGATAAATGAACTAGTCGAAGCTGTAAATGAACTGGAACAGGTCAAGGCGAAGGTCGAAGAACTGGAAAGGGACGTAATATGTCTGGGAAAAGGAAAGTAAAGGGCTGGAAGGCGATAAGCAATCCGATTATAACCCCTTACGATTACAGCAATGACGGCAGAGAAGAACAGGAACGTCAAGAACGAGATGAACGTAATTACGAGGTCATAGGTAATGACGGGAGGATGAAATTAAATCAGAGGATAGTTTTGGACATCTTAATGCCCAGCAACTTTTTAAGTTAAGAGATGCTATTAAGATAATAGCGACTTATCTATCGCTAAGGACGTTAAAAGATATCGAGAAAGATATTGACTGGGAACTTGATAAAATTAAAAGAGGTGTAAGATGATAATTTCAGTAATACTGCCCCAGAAAGATTTAGAGATAGAGGTTGACAAGACCAACGAGAACTTTCCTATCAAGGTGTGGTTGCCTGATATTACCATAAGTCTATCAGCAAAAGAAGCCCTTGAATTAGGCGGGAAGTTAGAACAAGCATACCAGGATTTATGTTTACAGGAGGAGGGCAAGTAGATGAAAAAATATCAGATTATCTACGCCGACCCGCCGTGGCAACAAACAAAGGGTGGTATTAGGAAATGTCGTCCTAACCAACTTCTCTTTTTAGACTATCCAACTCTTAATTTTAAAGAAATACGACAAATAATAGATTCGGTTCCCAAAAAAGAAAATCACTATTTGTTTGTGTGGACAATCGATAAGTTTTTAATAGAAACTCACAAATTATTCGGGGATTATAAACTCCACGCAAGATTTATTTGGGATAAGGGAAATGGTATAGCTCCCGCTTTTAGTGTTAGATATTCTCACGAATACTTACTTTGGTTTTATAAGGGAAAATTTATAAAACCCCGAAAAGATGTTCAGGGACATTACACTACCATTATAAGAGAAAACTCAACAACTCATAGCACTAAACCTGAATCAGCTAGAAGTATGATATTTCAAATGTTCCCAACTTCGGATAAAATAGAACTCTTCGCTCGAAAGAAATCAGAACACTGGGATGTTTGGGGTAACGAAGTAGAAAGCGATATCCATCTTTCTCCCAGTTACCCAGACTGGATGTTGCGTTAGGAGTTAATCGGGGGCTTGGTGTAGCTCAAGGATAGAGCGCTGTCATTCGACAGAGGGTTAAAGTTTGAATCTTTACTCCTCGCCCCTTTAAAAACTAAAGGATAAATCCAATGTATAAAGGTAAAGACCGCAGGAAGAAGGAGAGAAGGAAGATGGGTAGGTCGGTTATATTGGATATAAGTCTTTCAGATTTTGTGTTACTTTTCGCCCGAAATAAACAAAGTGGAATATCAATATTTAAAACTATTAGGCAAAGAAAGATACTTGACTAATCACGGATATATGATATACTTAAAGAAAGGAGAAAAACAATGTGCCAGTTCTTTTCGTTAGTCAGTAATGGAGATGGTAAGCCGCTCTACTTTGACGCTAAAATCCGTAGGAAAATTTTGAAAAAAGAATTAAAATATGAGTCTGCCGATAGCCATACCTCTATCGCTGATTACTTTGGTTTCAAGTTAGAGAAAGAGGACAAGTTAAACAAGTATGAATATAATCCTTTTACCAAAGTCTTTCAAATAGACCAGAAGAACAACCCTATTGACGACTCGGATAAAATTAAGTCCTTCTGTGAGAGATTAGACTTCAAAACCATCGTGCCTGAATTACAGATTAAACCAATTATTCATCCTTTCAAGGACAGGAATATAACCTCGATTGCGAAATCCGATTTAGTATTACTGAAAGAATGGGATTCGGTCTGGGATTCGGTCGGGGCTTCGGTCGGGGCTTCGGTCTGGGCTTCGGTCTGGGATTCGGTCAGGGCTTCGGTCGGGGATTCGGTCGGGGATTCGGTCTGGGCTTCGGTCGGGGCTTCGGTCAGGGATTCGGTCTGGGCTTCGGTCTGGGATTCGGTCAGGGCTTCGGTCAGGGATTCGGTCGGGGATTCGGTCTGGGATTCGGTCAGGGCTTATACATCCGATTTCGTGAAGATTAAATACAAATATGATTTTTCGCCCGCAATAAAGCTCTGGAAAAAAGGAATAGTGCCAAGTTATAACTCCGTAGATAAGATATGGTATCTACACGGGAAGAATGGAAAAATAATATGGAAAGGAAAAATTGAGGAGATAAAATGAACTCTATCCAAACGTTAATAGACGAACATCTTAAAGCCGAGCGAGATAAACGAGAACATAAGTCGTCAGGTCGATATATTGCATCAAACTTGGGAAAATGCTACCGAGCGCAGTATTGGTATCGCAAAGGTGAACCCGTTTCCAATCCACCAGATGAAAGGACATACCGAGTTTTTGCCGTAGGAGATATATTCCACCAATTCGTCCAAGATATAATCGCCAAACAACCTAACGCACAGATAGAGGTATCAGCCAGTAATGAAGATTTTGCCTGTCGTGCTGATATGGTTATTGATGACGAAGTCTATGAAATAAAAAGTCAGCATTCAAGGGCTTTCTGGTATATGACAAAGTCCGAGAATATCGCCGAGGATAAGGAACCTAATATATTACAGGGTTTAATGTGTGCCAAAATGTTGGGTAAGGTAGCGGTTCGCCTTGTCTTTATCTCAAAAGACGATTTGTGCATAGCCGAGTATGGATTTGCTTTAAGCCACGAGTGGGAAGAAAAACTCGCCCAAGAAATAAAAACCCTAAATGAAATATGGGATAAACAAGAACTACCCCCAGCGTGTCCAAGGGCATACCCCAAAAAGAAAGGAGATAAGATAGAATACGCCGAGTGCGGATATTGCGGTTGGAAAACAAAATGTGAGGAAATAGAGTTAAGTGCGGAAATAGACAAAGCGGAAAAAGAACCTAAACCAAAGGAGATTAAAGGCGATGAAGATTGATATAGGGACGTTCCTTAAGGTCGAGGACGTAAAACAAGGCGATGTAATAACGATTAAGTCCGAAGGAGAAAAGGTCGAAAGCAAGTTCAAGGACGAGGATGGGGCTATAAAATACCAGTATAACTTCAAGGTCGAGATAAACGGCACAGAGAAAGTCCTGTCGTTTAACAAATCGTCCTTAAAGAACCTTGGCGATGCCTACGGCTACGAAAGTTCGGGCTGGATAGGTAAACAAGCCTTGATAAACATAGGTATGATGCCGACAGGGAAGAAGTTCATAGTCTTGGAAGCAATAAAATAGTCTATTGACTTTTCTGGGTTATGTGCTATACTTATAGTTAAGGGAAAGCAAAAGGAGAGTTATGGTAATAAAGAACGAACCAAACAACCGATTAGCGATTAGAAGCGTTAGTCGGTTTCATTATGCCCAGGCGCTTTCCCGCTCAAAGGAGTTCTCTCCACCTGGGCATTCTTTCTTTTTGGGGGTAGTATGCCTTATACCAACATAGTCTATGTAAAGTTCAAGTTGGAGTTATTGTCAGATATAAGGTTTACTGACCAGTTAGATGACAACGGAAAGTTGGTTTATATGGGTCTACTTTTACTGGCGGGGTTGACTAAAAACAACACCCCAAATGACGCAAAATTTATCAAGCGAACCCTCAATTTAGGGCTTACGGAGGACGAAATTTCCCTAAAAATTGTTGAAATAGACCAAATCTTCCCTAAATTTACCTCAAAAACAGGGAAATCCCAAAGTCTTAAGTTCACTAATTTCAATGGGTTGCACAACTACGTGGGGAAGCGTAATAGTATAGAAGAGAAGAGTATAGAAGAGAATAGTAAAGAAGAACTAAAAAACCTTCTCCATTATTTCGTCATTAAATACAAAAACAAGACTACGAAAGACTACGTGATAAACTACGGAAAAGATTACTCAATACTTAAATCCCTATTGAAAGTTTTGTCGGAAGCCGAAATAAAATCCCGCATTGACCAGTTCTTTGAGATGAAGTCCGACTTCGTAGTGGGGGCAGGTTATACCGTAGGCGTGTTCAAGAGCCAAATAAACAAGTTAGGGCAGGTCAAGGATGAGGGCGTGTGGGGAGCGAGTATAAAGTGAAGGGAATATCCGATTGAATTACTTTTTAGCGGGGATTGTTGTGGGGGCTATCTTTATGGCAGTTTGGATGACTTCATGTAATAAGTGGGAAAAATGGTTGAAGTAAAGAAGAAAATAAAATGAGTGATATTAAACTGATTTTAGGCGACTGCCTCGTTGAGATGAAGAAGATACCAGATAAGTCAATAGATTTGGTGTTGACTGACCCGCCGTATTTTCTTCCCGCTACGCATTATCAAACTCGTAAACAGTTTAGCAGGAACTTTTCAGATTTAGGTATTTTAGAGCATTTTTTTAAAGACTTTTTTACAGAATGTAGTCGCATTACTAAAAAAGTTATTTATTGTTTTTGTGATGGGCAGAGTTACCCTTTATTCTATTATCATCTTTATCCCTTTTGTAAATCAGTAAGACCTTTAATATGGGATAAGAAAACAAGCATAAATGGATATAGTTGGAGACATCAACACGAACTTATTATATTCGCTGAACTACCCGATATTAAACCAATACCTTCTGGTGATGGTGACATACTTCGTTATTCTGCTGTTAAAGTTGATAATAGAACTCATCCTGCGGAAAAGCCAATAGAATTATTATCTGCCATTATAAACAAATCTTCTATTGAAAATGATACTATCCTTGACCCCTTTATGGGTTCCGGCACGACAGGAGTTGCCTGTAAAGAGTTAGGCAGAAACTTTATCGGCATAGAGATAGAACCTAAATATTTTGAAATCGCCCAGAGAAGAATAAATAATACAACAGAACTAATGCTATGAGCCGAGCCGAACAATACCTAAATAAAGACTTCTTGGAATGGCACAGGTTCTTAAACGGACAGATATTGTTTCTTAAAGACCTTTACCTTTACTATTTGAAGCGTAACGGCAAGTTAGCCGACCAGATTAAACAGACAGCGTGGGAATTAAAGAAATGGGGGACAATTGGACGCACAAATACTAAAAAACATCAAGACCCTGACCTCACAATTAGATGGGGCAGAAACAGAGTTTAAGTCAAGAGGCGATAGACCAGAGGTAGGTTTAACGTCCTTGCCCCAGTTAAATAAGATGATATGGGGTTTTCCAAAGGGTATGACGGTATTTGCCGCCCGAACTTCGATAGGGAAGTCATCTTTCGCCGTCCAGTTCGCCCTTGACTTCGCAAGACAAGGCATTGACACAGTTTTTATGTCCCTTGAAATGGACAGCGATAGCTTGATAGAGCGTATGTTTTGTAATGACAAAAGAGTTGACAATACTATGATGAAAGAGGGATTTTTTAATCTTATGCCCGCTATGCAGGAAAAATGGACAAAATTCAGGGCAGAAATCGAAAGTCTACCACTTCTTTTGACTTGCAGTATCGGAAAGACGTTCGCCGAAGTAAACAGATTTATTGAGATGTTAGACCCTAAACCCAAGGTCGTGATACTTGATTATGTCCAGATGACCAAGACCTTGCGTAATGAACGTGAAGATTTAAGCGAATATGTCAGGCAGTTTAGGGACTTGATGATTGGGAATAGAATGCGAGGGATTGTTTGTTCGCAGATAAACCGTATGATAGAAAAAGACAACGATTATCGCCCAAGACTTGAAAACCTTAAAGGCTCTGGAAGCCTGGAGGAAACGCCAGACCTTGTAATTTTAAGCCATTGGAATTGGTTCTATACAAAAAAAGCGGAAGAATATAATACCTATGACCTGCTTATCGCTAAAAACCGTTCAGGTAAAACAGGAACACATAAATTGAACTACTATCCTGAATACTTTAAGTTTGAGGAGGTAAAAGAGATATGATAATTTCCCTATTGATGGTTATAGTTATTGAATTATTTTTATTATTATGCAAGGGATATAAAATAAAGGGGGATAAGGAATGAAAAAGCGAAAAGTTAATCTTAAAAATAAGTGCTGGGACGTATTTAGCCAGTATATCCGAACGAGGGATTGTATTATAACGACTGGTTGCCCTGATTGGGGTTTATGTATCACTTGCGGAAAGCGGTATCACAAAAAACTTTTACAGGCAGGGCATTTTGTATCAGGCAGACACTTATCAAACCTATTCTCCGAAATGGGAACTCACGCCCAATGTTATAACTGCAATATAAACCTCAAAGGAAATACGTTAGAATACCGCAGACAGATAATAAAACTTTATGGAGAGGGAGTAGATGAAGATTTGGAAAAGATTTCGGCAGAAACAAAACAAATAAAAGACTTTGAATATGAAAGAATGATAGAGGACTACAAGGCAAGAACTGAAAGACTGCCCGAATACTTAAAGACCCAAAAAGAAATGGAGAAGATATGAAATGGTTAGGAAGCGATAAGTATGAATTGAATAGTGGAAAAGAAGTTTATGCTAATAACGGGATTATCGGTTTAGACCCGACCCTAGAACGTATTTCCGAGGGTTATGATGGTGGAGTTTGTCACATTGGAAGTAGTGCTTATACAAAAGAAGAAACACTTGAAATAGTAGACTATATGATTGAATTATGGATTTTGCTAAAAGAAAAAATAATGAAGGAGAAAATCTAATGAACATAGACCTAACAAATAAGTCCAGTATAGAAATAGACGCTGTATTAGATGAGTTGGAATTAAAACTTTCGGGCGAACAGGAGGCACAAACAGAAATTCAGCAAGCGAGAATAAATAAGCGCAAAGAAATAGCACAATTAAGATTAGAAATACTGGAATTAGACGGTGCTTGTGAGAAGGCAGACTTTGTAATACGGCAGACCAAGATAGATATCAAGAGAACGGAGTCGAAGAAGTTTCAGGCATTGAGGACGGAAAGATTTACAACATAAAATAGTCTATTGACATATATGATATATGTGTTATACTTAAACTAACAAAGGAGAGTTAAATGGTCAAGTTATTAAGATGTATATGCCTACGCTGTGGTTGGACGTGGCTACCGAGGATAGAACATCCAGCTATGTGTCCACATTGTAAGGTAATTGCATGGGATAGACCGAGAAAATCGCCCAGTAAAGTTAAATCTTATGAGAGTGAGAAGTAAGATGTCTAAGAAAGAGTTGACGGTAGATGAGATATTGGATAAAGTTCACATTGAAGGATTCGCTTATGCTTTGGTTCCTTCTAAAAAGAATTTTCCCCATCCAGTAATTAAAAGAGCCAAGTCTGACCTATATAAACTATTGGAGAAGAAAGTAAACAATATGGATATAGCAGATGATTGTATTGGAGCAGTTGTTAGAGACCGCTCGAGAATACTCTCAATGCTAAAGGAGATATTAAAATGACCCCCAAGACTATCGAAGGGATTTTGAGTGAGTGTTATTGGAGAGACCATAAAAAGGATAAGGTTATTCTTGCTCGTGCCAAGTCCGAAATCCTCGAACTTGTGAAGGGGAAGGCGGAGAAATTAAGAGTCCCGTATTTACACGGGGATGGGCATCCTTGTTCTTCTTGTGATAGAGCATCGGTTAGGAATGATACTATTGACGATATGCTGAAAACTCTGGAGGAACTATGACACCCACCAAGTTCGACAGGAAATCGATTGAGGAAGCGGTAAGAATGTATGCGACGCATAATAAATACTACGATGCTGACTGCAAAAAGAATATGGAAACCCTCCTTGCCCTTGCCTTTGCCTACCTCGACAACTCCCTCTCAGAGCGACCGATGATGACGGAGGAGGAGATAATCGTAGAAATTGCTTGTGTAGTCAAGAGTCAAGAGGTGTTATCTTTTGAATGGACTAAAAAGATAGCCCACGCTCTCTCTAACAAAATCCCCGCCCCTGAAAAGGTATCGCCTAAAAACAAGTCTTGTTGCACTGCTACTGGTGAACATTGGTGGTTAAAAAAGGAGCCAAATGTTTGTAGTATATGTGGGTTTAATAAAAAGGATAAAGTAATAACCTACGAAGACTGGAAGGGCGTGATAAGAGATACTCCCTTAACAATCAAAGGGTTAAAACAAGT